TACTACATCAGTAGGGGCAGCAATAGGTAAAACTGATGTAAGTGTATCTGTTACGGGCGCTGGTCTTTTAACAATTACACAAGGATTAAATTCAATACAAATTGATAACAGTGTTACTGTATTTGTAGGAGAGCCTGCCCTTCAAACTTCTCCTGGAACAGTAGTAGGAGGAATAAGTGGAGACAGTGAAATTCAAGTTTCTGGCCAAGGATTAACTACTGCAATTAGTGCAGTTATACCTGAGCCTTTAGTTGAAATTCCTGTGACAGGCGTTTCACTTACAACTTCATTAGGAACGGCTTCTTTAGTACAAACAACAACTGAGGTTGTTTCAGGTCAAACTGCAAACGTGTCTGTAGGATCTATTACACCAGTTTCAGTTTACAGTGTAACAGGACAAGCTCTTGCTGGCTCTATAGGTTCAGTAACAGTTACTGGTGCTGCAGGTATTGATGTTACTGGTATAGGCTTGACGGCTAATATCGGTTCAGTTAATATTACTGCATGGAGTGAAATCAATCCTGGCGTAAACAATATTTGGACTGAGGTTGATAGAGCAGCCTAACTTTGGTAAAATAGGAGACATATGAGCACTTACACATCTCTCGGTATAGAAAAAATGGTTACTGGCCAAAACGCTGGTACATGGGGTGATAAAACAAATGCAAACTTAGAATTAATAGCACAATTAACGGGTGGTTTTGCACAACTTTCAATCGCTGGAGGAGCACAAACAACAGCACTTACAGTTGCTGACGGTGCATTAACAGGTACAGCTCAACAAAGATTTATAGAATTTACAGGAACAATCACAGGAAATCAAATCGTAACAATTCCAAATGATGTAGAAACTTTTTACATTTTAAAAAATTCAACATCAGGTGCTCACACAGTTCAATTTAAATACGCTACAGGATCTGGTGACAGCTTTACTTTTTCAACTACAAACAAAAAAGTAGTAATGGTACAAGCATCTGGATCTCCTGATGCAACTAACCCAAATATTATAGAAATTAACAATCAAGATATTTCAATCGTAACTGACACAACACCACAACTTGGTGGTAACTTAGATGTAAATGGAAACTCAATTGTTTCTGCATCAGGTGGTAACATTGCAATAACTCCTGATGGATCAGGTAAAGTTATCATTGATGGTATATCACACCCAACAGCTGACGGAACTTGTGGTCAAGCCCTTGTTACTAACGGTTGTGGAGTTTTATCTTTTGCAAGTGTTACAGGAAGAACTGGAGCAGTTAACTGGTGCACTACTGCAAAAACAGGAAACTTTGCGGGGGTCAACGGAGTTGGTTATTTTGTTAACACTGCAAGTGGAGCAGTAACTGTTACATTACCATCATCGCCTTCTGCTGGAGACATAATAGCTATTAAAGATTACACAGATAATTTCGGAACTAACAATGTTATCATCGCAAGAAACGGATCTAAAATTAATAGTTTCTGTAATTGTGCTAGATTAACTATAGATGGTGAATCAACTACTTTAGTATACGTTGATGGAACAAGAGGATGGAAATCAGTACAAAATTCACAAACAGGCGGAGTTTCAGGAGCACAGTTTGTTGCTGCTAGAGGCGGATTAACATTCGAGTGTGGAGATTTTAGAACACACGTATTCAAAGGTGACTCTAATTTTGTTGTTGATAATGCAGGAAACGCTTGTGGTTCTAACACTGTAGATTATTTTGTTTTAGCAGGTGGCGGTGGAGCAGCCAATTCAGGACCAGCGGGCGGTGCTGGAGGCGCTGGAGGGGTTAGAGTATCTAATTCTTTGAGCTTACCCGCTCCTTTATCATATCCAAATATTGCACCAGCAGGTGTACCTGTTTCAGTTCAATCTTATCCTATAACAGTTGGAGCTGGCGCAGCGAAGCAAGCAACGGCAGGTGTCGGTAATAGTGGTGGTAATTCAGTTTTCAGTACAATCACTTCAGCAGGTGGCGGTGGAGCAGGTTTGTTCCAAGGAACAGCATCACCTCTACAAAATGGAATACCTGGTGGATCTGGCGGAGGCGGTGCCTCTGATCATGCACCTGGAACAGCAACACAAGGTGGATCAGGTAACGATCCTCCCGTTTCTCCCCCTCAAGGAAATGATGGAGGAAATGGATCAGGAGTTTTAGGAGGCGGTACAAACCCAGTTCACAGAGCTGGCGGTGGCGGAGGTGGCGGAAACGCTGCTGGATCTGCTGGCGGCCCGGGGGGCGGCGGAGATGGCGGAGCTGGAATATATGTAGCTGACGCATTCTTTGCAGGCGGGTTTGCTGATTTTGGAACAACAGGACCAGTAACTGGAGCAAGATATTTCGCTGGAGGAGGCGGTGGTGCTACAAGTGGCTCACTTCCAAACAGACAAGGTGACGGTGGTGTTGGCGGAGGCGGTGTTGGATCACAAGCAGGTCCCGCTGGTTGTACGTCTGCATCAGGTAATGGTGAAGCCTTTACAGGTGGAGGAGCAGGTGGAATTGGTATTTCTGCTTCTGACCCTTCAAAAGGATTTGGTGGATCAGGACTTGTTGCAATAAGATATAAATTTAAGTAAGGAAAAATTATGGCACATTACGCAAAACTAGGAGCAAACAATAAAGTAATAGGAGTTCACGTAGTTCCTGATTCTGCTTGTTTAAATGCTAGTGGTGTTGAAGATGAAGAAGTAGGAAGACAGTATTTAGAAAATATTCACAACTGGCCTCTTTGGAAAAAAACATCTTTCAATACAATTGGCGGAGTACACAGTCAAGGCGGAACACCTTTAAGAGCTAATTTTGCTGCTATAGGTATGACTTATGATGAAGACAACGATATTTTCATTAGTAAAAAACCTTATGCTAGTTGGACCTTAAATACTTCAACTGGATTATGGGAAGCTCCTGTAGCAAAACCTGATTTAACTGCTGAACAAATTTCTCAAAACGATGCTGGTACTCATGAATGGATTATGGATTGGGATGAATCTTCAACATCTTGGGTAGCAAATAACGCTTTAGCATAATCTTCATTCTGTCTCTTTACTCTTGAGTAAGCACTTTAAATTGTGTAAAAGTACACATGTCTGATATTGTAATTAAAGATAATTTTCTTAATGAAGAAGACTTTAAACCTTTACAAAAAGATATAATGTCAACTTACTTCCCTTGGTTTTTTAACGATTATATAGTTTTTGACAAAGAAGAACATTTAAAAGATAATTTTCAATTCACCCACACATTTGTTTTAGACAACAATAAAAAATCAAGTTTATTTCATTTACTTACTCCATTAATAAATAAAATATCTCCTAATAATTTGTTAAGGGTAAAAGCAAACTTAGGAACTAGGAATGAGCAACATATAGAACATGATTACCACACCGATTTTGATGAGCCTGATGTTACTACAGGAATTTTTTATATTAACACTAATAATGGTTATACTAGATTTAAAGATGGTAAAAAGATAGAAAGTGTTGCTAATAGATATGTAAAATTTAATGGATCTAAATTACATTCAGGTGTTAGCCAAACAGATACAAAATCAAGAATAGTTTTAAACTTTAATTATAGATGAAAAAAAGAATATTAACAGAAGTTGATTTATATTACGGTGAAATTGAATCACCAAAAGGATTTGAAATAGATCGTGATCAAATAAGAGATGACATTATTGATTCTTTTGTAAACCAAAAAAGAATAAATTTTAATCCAAAGGCATATTCTTATAATGATTATGTTGTGCCTTTTTCTAAACCCCTACAATGGTTGCAAGATTACATAAGAGATCATTTTGTATGTGAGTATTATAAAACTTTGAGTACTAAACAAATACTTGGTAATGTTATGAAGCCTAAAGAAAAATCTTGGATAAGAAACCGTGTTGACCCTGTTGATTTACTTCATTCACCAGACTATACCTTAATCTATGGTGTTGATGTTAAAGAAGGTTCTTCAGAATGTATTATTGAATATGATGATAACAGAAGAAAAAATAGAACTTGGCACATACCCATAAAGAATAATGAATTTATAATGTTTCCAGCTACTAATAAGTATTCTTTCTCGCCTAATACTTCTGATGGTCTAAACATAATTTTAACAATTAACTATGAATATATATAAAAATTTTTTAGATCAAAAAAAATTTCAAACTATTGAAAATGTATTGTTTGGAGAATTTCCATGGTATTACAGAAATAAGCTTATTCATGATCCTGCTGATGATGAGGGTTATTATTTTACACACACCTTTATTAAAGATAATAAAATAAATTCTGACTATTATTCAATAGTTTTACCAATAATTAAAAAACTCAAACTTAAAAATATATTTGAAATAAGAGCTAATTTATATATAAAAAGACCCACAAAATATTTTTCAGGTTTTCATATAGACAATGATTTTAAAGTTAAAACAGGTTTGTTTTATATGAATAAAAATAATGGAACTACGGTTTTTAAAAAAGGCAATAAAATATTTAAAGAAGTTTTTCCTGAAAAAAACAAGATGGTAGTATTTAAAAGTGATACTTTTCATGGCGTTTATAATCAGACTGATGTGAAAAGAAGAATAATTATAAATTTAAATTATGAATCTAACTAACTATTATTGGTACTTTCAAAATGTAATACCGCCAAGACTTTGTGATTTAATTGTTCACCAAGGTAAAGAAGAAAAAGCTAAAGAGCTAATGGCAATTACAGGTGGTTATGGAAGAAATAGAGATTTAGACAAAGAACCTCTTTCAAAAAAAGAAATAAAAGATTTACAAAAGAAAAGAGATTCAAACATCGTATGGATGGATGATCGTTGGCTTTACAATGAAATTCAACCTTATATACATATAGCAAATAAAAACGCAGGTTGGAATTTTGATTGGGACTATTCTGAAGCTTGTCAATTTACTATTTACAAAGAAGGACAATATTACGATTGGCATTCAGATAGTTGGGATAAACCTTATAAAGAAGATGGTCCAATGAAAGATAAAATAAGAAAATTGTCTGTTACAGTTAGTTTAACTGATCCAAAAGAATATAAAGGTGGAGAGTTAGAGTTTGATTTTAGAAATCTTGACCCTGATAAAAAGCCAAACACTTATACTTGTTGGGAAGTATTGCCTAAAGGATCTTTAGTTGTATTTCCTAGTTTTGTATGGCATAGAGTAAAACCAGTAACAAAAGGAATAAGGCATAGCTTAGTAATATGGAATCTAGGTTATCCTTTTAAATAATATGAAAAAAGACACACAAGGACATATAAATTTTAAATCTGCAATGTATTTTCAAACTCCAATTTGGACTGCAGACGTTCCAATTTTTTTAAAAAATGCTATTAAGGTTACAGATAAATATATAAAAAAATCTGACAAGCTACAAAAAGAAAGATTAAAAAAAGAACCAAAATGGAGACAAGCCATAGGAGATTTTGGTCTATCAAAACATAGTGAAAGTTTTTCAGGCGATCCTAAAGTAAAAGATTTAGTTGATTTTATAGGCCAAAGATCTTTTGATTTTTTAAATTGGCAGGGATTTAATCTACATAATCACAGCTTACACTTTACAGAATTTTGGGTACAAGAGTTTAGCAATAAAGGCGGTGGTCACCATGATACACATGTTCACTGGAATCAACATGTGTCTGGATTTTACTTTCTTAAGTGCAGTGAAAAAACATCTTATCCGATATTTCACGATCCAAGACCTGGCGCAGAAATGACAAAATTATTTATGAAAAAACAAACAATGATAAATCTTGGGACTAGTCATATTCATTACAAACCTAAGCCAGGCACAATGATTATATTTCCTGGTTATGTTCCACATCAGTTTGCAGTTGACCCAGGATTGGAACCTTTCAGATTTATACATTTTAATTTAAAAGTTGTTGAATCATCAATATCAAAAGTAACGAGTAATCAAAATGCTTAATATAAGAAATTTTACTAGTTATGCCAAAAGAACTCCGTTTGCACCTGAATGGAGTTATTTTATTGGAGAAGAAATTTTAAAGGACATTGATTTCAAACAGTTATATTCTTTTTTGATAAAAAAAGAAAAACAAATATTAAAACTAAAAAAAACAGATGACGGGTACACTGGATTAAAAAACCACACAACTACAAGACATGGTAATTACAATCTTTTTTCTTTTAAAAATAAACAAATAACCACATTAAAAAATGAGATAATAAAAAGACACAATGAATTTATACACACATTAAATTTAGAGCCAGTTAAGGATCTTTATATAAATGGTTGGTTTAACGTTATGAGAAAAAATGAATATATAAAACCTCACGCACACTCGTTTGGTCCTAATACATATTTAGGTGGGCATTACTGCGTGAGTTGTGAAAATACATCTACGTATTATATCAATCCAATAAATCAAATTAATAAACCAGAAGCGTTTGAAAGTAAAAATTTACCTGGTAAGCTAACTTTGTTTCAAAATTATATTCCACACTATACAAACAAACATAAGGGAAAAAAAGAAAGGATCACTATTGCTTTTGATTTATATTTAATTAAATTAAAGGATACTGATATTAAAATTATATGAGCTTTAAAAAAAATAAATATTGTGTAATAAAAGAAGCTGTTCCAAAAGACATAGCATTATTTGTTTATAATTATTTTTTATTAAAAAGGACTGTTGCAAGAACTTTATTTGATCAAAGATATATTTCAAAGTTTACAGAAGAATGGGGCACATGGTCAGATCAACAAGTTCCAAATACGTATTCACACTATGCAGATTTAGCTATGGAAACTTTATTAATGAGAACTTTACCCATTATGGAAAAGAAAACAGGATTAAAATTATACCCAACATATTCTTATGCAAGAATTTATAAGGCAGGTGATATACTCAAAAGACACAAAGATAGATTTAGTTGTGAAATATCTACCACATTAAATTTAGGTGGTGATCCTTGGCCAATACATTTAGAGCCAAAGAAAAATGTGGGTATACCTGATGGTAAAAAAATAACTGTATCTAGCCAAAACAAAGGTATTTTAGTTAATTTAAAACCTGGCGATATGTTAGTTTATAGAGGCATGGAATTAGAGCATTGGAGAGAAGAATTTCAAGGCGATAACTGCGCTCAAGTATTTCTACATTATAACGATCAAAAATCAGAAGGCGCTGATAAAAATATAAATGATAGAAGACCCCATTTAGGATTACCTGCATATTTTAAAAAAAAGATCTAATACAGATGAGTTTAAGACTGATATGAAGTTTGTTATAATACCGGTATGCCTTTAGCAAAATATAATATCGCACCAGGATTTGATAAACAATCTACACCATCAGACGCAGAGGGTCGTTGGGTGGATGGAGATAATGTTAGATTTAGATATGGTGAACCTGAAAAAATAGGTGGTTGGCAAGCATTAGTAAATAAAGAGTTAGTTGGTGCAGCTAGAGCTCAACACGTGTGGGCCAACACGGCAGGAAAAAAATATGCTGCTATTGGAACAAATAAAGTTTTAGTCATTTATTTTGATGGTGCGTTTTATGATATCACACCATTGGACACAGACAATTTTTCTACAGGCGCTAATATAACGACTACAAACGGATCATCTACAGTCACAATAACGACAAGTGGATCACACGGTCTTCAAGTTGGAGATATTATTACTTTTGCAAATGCAGGATCATTCACATCCTCTGACACCGATTACACAGCTTCAGATTTTGATGACCAACTTTTTGAGGTCAAAACTGTTCCAACAGTATTAACATTTACAATAACGATGCCTTCAACAGAATCTAAGGCAGGAGTAACCACTAATGGAACTTTAGATGTAAGACCTTATGTAACTGTCGGACCTTTGAATCAAACTTCTGGTTTTGGTTGGGGAACTTATTTTTTTGGTGGTAGACCTGTAGCTGAAATAACAACTACAATGAATAATAGTGGTAATATGTTGGTTGGTGACTCATCAGTCGTTTTAACAAACTCCTCCTTATTTCCTGCTTCAGGAAAAATTAGAATTGGTTCTGAAGACATGGAATACACAACAAACACTACTGGCACAAACACGATAAGCGGAATATCGCGAGGAATTAATGGAACCACTGTTGCCGAACACACTAACGGATCTACAGTTACTGACATTACAGAATACACAGGATGGGGAGACGCTTCGTCATCAACTTCAGTAATTATAGAACCTGGCAACTGGTCTTTAGATAATTTTGGTAACACACTAATTGCGACTGTTCACGACGGTGAAACTTTCACTTGGGATGCTTCATTAACAAACGCTTTGTCTACTCGTGCTACGATAGGGTCAGGTATGCCAACTAAATCTGTCATGACTATTGTATCAGACAGAGATAGGCACTTATTTCATTTAGGGACAGAAACGACAATAGGAACCTCATCAACACAAGATAAAATGTTTATAAGATTTTCTGACCAAGAGAGCACAAGTGTTTATGAACCAACTTCAACGAACACGTCAGGAACATTTAGATTAGATGATGGAACTAGAATTATAGGAGCTTTTAAAGGTAAAGATTATATTTTAGTTTTAACGGATACTGCTGCGTACGAAATGCAATTTGTTGGACCACCTTTTACATTTTCAATAAGAAAAGTTGGATCTAATAATGGTTTGTTAGGACAACACGCAGGTGTGTTTGCTAATGGTGCAGTTTACTGGATGGGAAAAACTGGAGGATTTTATGTTTATGATGGAACTGTAAAATCTCTTCCATGTTTAGTAGAAGATTTTGTATTTACAACTGATGGTAATAATCCTGGAATTAATTATGATTCAGGACAATTAGTTTATGGTGGTATTAATGAATTATATTCTGAGATAAATTGGTTTTATCCAACAAGTGGATCTGATGTTATTGATAGAGTGGTAACTTATAATTTTGATGAAAATGTTTGGACAACAGGAACTTTAGATAGATCTACTTGGGTCGGCTCAACTGTTTATGAAAAACCGTATGCAACAGACTACAATGCTTCTAACACTCCAACTTTTCCAGTTGTTAGTGGAGTATCTAACGGTGCTTCGATTTATTATGCACATGAAGTTGGAATTAATCAACAAAACGGAGACGGTACACAAACAGCTATAACCTCATTTATAAAATCTGGTGAGTTTGATTTAAATGGAAGACAAGGTGTTCCTGGAGATGGTGAGTTTCTAATGAGTATAAAAAGATTTTTACCTGACTTTAAGCGTATTAGTGGGGATGCAAAAGTAACTTTATTCTTAAATCAATTTCCACAAGGCACTACAGCTTCATCAAGCCCATTAGGTCCTTTTACCTTAAGCTCAACTTCATCAAAAGTAGATACTAGAGCAAGAGCAAGACTTGTGGCTGTACAAGTTGAAAATGAAGGTTTAAATCAAAGTTGGAGATATGGGTCTTTTAGATTTGATATAAGACCAGATGGTAGAAGGTAATGGCAAAAATAACAATACAAATACCTGAACCTAAATCTGAATATTCACAAGAAGATCAAAGACAAGTGTTACAAGCTTTAAGAACTCTGCAGTCTCAGTTGAACTTCTCATACGAGAATGATATAAAAAATAAACAGGATGCATTTACTTACTTTTTATCATGACAATACAATACAAAAATCAAGGAATTAATTTAACCACAACAGACACAACATCTATTTTGTCTTGTCCAACAAGCGCTACTTTTTTATTAAAACAAATTCAGATAGATAATTCTAGTAGTAATCCAGTAAACTTGTCAGTGCAAGTTACAGACACTTCAGCTTCAGCTACTTTTTCTATATCTAGAAAAGCAGTAGCAGCAAATACTGTTTCAAATATAATTACTCAAACCTTAGTTCTTGAGGGAGGTGATATACTTAAAATGACAGCTGGCACGGCAAATGAAATACAGGGTATAATATCATACGCACAAATAGATAGATCTCAAGAAAATGGCTAAAAAGAAATCAATCTTTGGAGTCAGTAATTATCACAAACGAACACCTAAAAAACGTCCTGGAAGAATAAGAAAGAAGCACGGACCACGTGCCTGTAAAAGAAAAAAAAGTCGTGGACAGGGTCGTTAGTTTGCTATAGATAATTAGCATGACTGTTTATCAAAAAATAAAATGCGAAACTAAGACTATTTACAGAAGTATTAAAACAGGTGAAAGATACGAAACAGAGGAAGCATTTCTAGCTAACCATCCAAAAGAAGATTTAGCTACTGATGTTGAAGTTCAAGTTCCCGATCTTCCAATATTTAGTAAAACTCAAAAATGAAAGACTTAAAAGAATATCAAATTTATAACGAATATTTACCGGTGAATATTTTTAATAAATTAAAAGATTTAGTTTATAAAGCGAAAGATGATGCTAATAATACATTAGCAGGAAACATTGAGAAAGAATATAATTTATACGCTGAAAAAGATCCTGAAATAAGAGATTATATTTTGCGTATGAGTAACAATAGTTTGTTTCAAAATTATCACAATTACTTATCTCAACTTTTCACAAACCGATCATGTAGATCTGTTTTAGCTAAAACTTGGGTAAACTTTCAAAAGAAACATGAATTCAATCCTTTACATACACATGATGGTATTTTCAGTTTTGTAATTTTTGTTAAAATTCCTTATGATTGTGAGAAGTATAAAAAAAAGTTTTCTAAAATGAAGCCTAATGATATGAAGGCAGGCATGTTAAGTTTTCAACATATTGATTCTTGGACTGGTCGCATTGAGGCCGTTGATATTTCATTAAATCCAAAATATGAAGGAGGTATTTATTTTTTTAAAGCTAAACATCTTCATCAAGTTTATCCTTTTTATGATACTAATGATTATAGGATAACTGTCTCAGGAAATTTACATTTATTATGAACCCATCAGGCGGAACAGAATTACAATATAAGTTTTTACAAGATCATGTTGATAAATCTTTATTAGAACAATTTCAAATATGTCTATCTGTGCCAGGAAGAGTTCCACTAGCAGCAAATAAAATAAATATACTTTGGCAGAAAATGGCTCCTGACCAGCCACACTTTCAAAAGTTTTTTAAAGATAAAGAACAAATAGAACAATATGATTATTATGTATTTAATAGTCATTGGAATTATGAACAATTTAGAAAAACATTTTCGATACCCCATGAGAAATGCACTGTAATAAAAAATGGTATACCTGACATTAAACTAAGGGATTCTATACAGAAAAAAGATAAGTTAAAATTAATTTATCATCCCACTCCTTGGAGAGGTTTGTCTGTTTTACTTGGGGCCATGCAATTAATTAAAAACCCTAATATTGAACTTGATGTTTATAGTAGCACAAAAGTATATGGGTCTGATTTTGAAAAAGAAAATGATGATCAATACAAAGCGTTATACGATCAAGCAAAAGTTTTACCAAATGTAAATTACATCGGTTATAAACCACATGAATATATTTTAGATAATCTTCATAAATATGATGCCTTTGTTTACCCTAACATATGGGAAGAAACATTTTGTATATCTGCTTTAGAGGCATTAGCATGTGGATTATATGTTGTTACCACAGACAACGGAGCACTATATGAAACTTGCTCTGAGTTTCCTGTTTATATACCTATGGATACTAATTTTAAAAATTTAGCTGTACAATTTGCAGCTGTCATTGATGATTTACCAGATCAGATGAATGATAAAGGTTTTCAATATCATTTAAAGTTTCAACAAAAATTCTACAATCATTTTTATAATTGGAAAAATATTGCAGGACATTGGACCAATTTTTTGAAAGGAGCACTTAATGCTAAAAGCACTTAAAAAAAGATATGAAGCACAAGTTGCTGAGTCTATTGCAACAATTAATATTTATCTCAAAAGCCCAGTAGGAATAGGTGAACATCCACAACATTTAGATGAAGTGGACAAACTATTACAAAAAATAGTAGACGCAGAAGAAAAGATAAAAGTAATTGAAAGGTGGGTATAATAATGCAAGATCCAAGTAAACCCATTTGGTTTGATAAGACTGAGGAAAAAAAACCAAAAAATAAATTTTCTATATTTGTAGCTACGCCTGTGCACAGTGATGTTTCAATACATTATTTTCAGGCTTGTTTAGAATTCCAAAAATTCTGTTTAAAAAAAAATGTGCTTGTTTCTTTTCAGGTAATGAAATCTTCATTAGTAACTCAAGGGCGTAACTTATGTGTTTCTAGTTTTATGGAGACTGATCACACTCATTTATTATTTGTTGACTCAGATATAGACTTTCAAACACAATCAATATTTAAAATGATAGCTGCTGATAAAGATGTTATATCAGTTCCATATCCTTTAAAACAGTTAATGTGGGACAAAGCTTTTGAAAGGATATCAAAAGGTAATATTAAAAATGCTAAGGATTTAAAGTACAAAGGGCTTTATACGTATCCAATGAAAGTACAGAATGACAAAGATATTAAGGTTAAAGATGGTGTAATTGAAGTAACACACTCACCAACAGGATGTATGCTAATAAAAAGAGAAGTAATAGAAAAGATGATTAAAGCATATCCTGAAAAAGAAATTATACAGAAATCAGTGATTAATGGTGAATTAATAAATAGACCTTATTTTTATAATCTTTTTGATACAGAATTTGATACAGTTAGTAAATCCTATCTTGGTGAAGACTTTGCCTTTTGTAAGAGATGGAAAGATTTAGGTGGTAAGTGTTATGCACTTATAACTGATAGAATTACTCATGTAGGAGAACATCAATATAGAGGCTGTTTTGCTGATGAGTTGATCAAAACTGAGTAAAATGGTAATATTACACAATAACGTTAAAGTAATATTATGGATCCATTTACACTAGCATTAGCCACATTTGGC